CCGCCGCACAGCCCGGAGCAGCATCGCGCTCACTTCCGCCTCGCTAGCCGCAAAGCTGCGGGCATCACTTGCCGTCACATTGAACGTCACATTCACATTGCCTGCTGACCCGCCAACACCCAGCCGTCCATCCGGCCCGCGCTGCAGCGGCATGATGGCTTCGGGCCCGGCCTCACCGGCCAGCCCCATGCCCCGCGGGAGCGGGAAATAGCTTGGCGTGGCGATCACCCCGCCCTTGGCAAACGGCGTCACCCCGCCCAGCGCCGGGTTGGTCGCGGTGAAGATATTTTCCACCAGCCCGCCGACCAGCGAGCCCAGCGGTTTGAACGCTGCCTTCAGCGCAATATCGGCGAAGGAGCGGGCAATATCGCCCAGCACCGAGCGGAAGGATTTTCCATCCAGCACCGCCCCGCGAAAGGCGCGGCTTACCGAGCTGGCGACGCCATCGGCCAGATCGCCGATACGCCGCAGTTCCACCGATACATCGCTCAGTTCACCGCGAAATTCTTCACCAAACAAGTCACTTGCCATCGGGAAAGGTCTCCATCAGCGCCTCAAGCCCGCGTCGGTCCAGCGGCCCGCTACGGTCCCCCATCACCGCGCCCCAGGCCGAAGCCAGTTCGCGCGGCGTCATCTTCCAGAAGGCATCGGGTGGCAGGCGCAGCACGCCGAGCCCAAAGCGCATGGCGTCTTTCCAGGGAAAGGGATTCATTGTTCATCCCCAAACGTCGCCCGCAACAGCCGCACCGCGATCTCGGCGGCGCCGCGCAAACCGCCCTCCACGCTCATCCGCGCCAGATCGTCGTCGGACACATCATTGCCGCCACCGCGCAGGCCCGCGCCCAGAATCGCCGTCAAATCGCGCGCCGAAACCCGTCCTTCGCCAAAGCGCTCTGCCAACCCGGCCAGATCCCCTGCCCCCAGCCGCGCTTCAAGCTCGGCCAGCGTACCAACGGGCGGGATACGCTCGCTCATAACCGCACCTTTTTATAGCCCGCCAATATGCGGTCGAAGCCGCTCGGCACCACTGCGCCCGATCCGGCGACAATCACCGCGTCGCGGTGTTCATGCCAATGCGCCACCAGTCCCAGCACGGCCTGTCGCAAGTCGGCGGGTACATCGTCCTTGTCGGCTCCGAACCCGGCGACATAGTCGATTTCGATGCCGCCTCGCTCCTGCAATGGCGGCATGCCGACGACGACACGCGGCACGAACAGCCTGTCCCTGTCGGAAGAAAATTGCGCCAGCCCAATATCGTGGCTCGCGCCATTGCCATCGATTGCGGCTATAGAGGTTACCGAAATCAGCGGCGACGCCGGCAAACGCACCACGCCAGCATCCGGCCAATCGTCGAGCACGATGCGCCAGCTCTGCGCCACCAGCGCCCGCCCCGTAACACCTTCCACATGCAGCCGTGCCGCGCCGATCAGCGTCGTGATCAGCCCATCCTCGTCATTGCCATCCACCTTGAGGAAAGCCTTGGCCTCGACAAGCGAAACCGGCTCCTCGGCGGGTCCCGCCAGGAGATAGGACGTCATGTTTTTTGTTCCTAATTTTGTGTTGGGCACGGCGCGAAGTGAGCGCCGTCAGCCTGAGTCAGATGGAGCCGAGGCCCGAGCACCGGAGCGGAGCGTACATGAGTACGTGAGCACCGGAGCGCTGGGCCTCGGCTCTAGATGACCAGGATCACGACGCTCACGAAGCGCCAAACTTCAGCAGCTTGATCGCGTCGTAATCCGCAATCCCGCCGCCGACGCGCTTGGTAGTGTAGAACAGCACATAGGGCTTGGCGCTGAACGGATCGCGCAGCACCGACACGCCCTGGCGGTCGACGATCAGATAGCCACGTTTGAAATCACCGAACGCAATCGAGAATGAATTGGCGGCGATATTGGGCATATCTTCGGCTTCGACCAGCGGGAAGCCCATGAAGCTGGCGCGGCCGTCAGCAGCCGCAGCGGGCTGCCAGAGATAATTGCCATCCGCGTCCTTGAGCTTGCGCAACGCGCCCTGCGTCTTGCGGTTCATCACCCAACTCGCGTTCTGGCGATATCCGGCCTTGAGCGCATAAACGAGGTCGATAAGAATGTCCGAAGCATGGCTCGACGGCAGCGCCCCGGACGTGCCGGTCGCCAGATAGCCAAGGCTGCCCCAGGCCCAGCTCGTTTCGGCGACCTTGGTGCCCGAGAGAAAGCCGCTCGGCTTGTTGGCGCCATCGCCATTGACGAAGGCCGTGGTCTCCTGCGCCGCAAAGGCGGCATTGACCTCGTCGGCGATCCACTGCCCGACATCGACGGCGGCATCGTCGAGAAAGGCGCTCGTTGCCGCGGGCATGGCATAGAGTTCGGTGGTCGGATAGCTGAGTTCTGCCAGCGTCTGGCTGGTTGTGGTCGGGCGACTGGCCGTTTCACCCACCCAGCCGGTCTGCGGACCGGTAACCGTGATCGGACGCTTATAGACCGCGCCCGACACCTGCCGCACGCCAGCAATGGCGCGGATCGGCGAGATATGGGTCATCAGCCTTGTGATTTCCGTTTCGACCTCGCCCGGCACCACATAGCCGCCATCAGCCGGCACGCCGATCGACAACGCCTTTTCCTCGCCACGCTTTACATAGGCGGAGAAGGCTTCCTTGTATTCGCCGTCACCGATCTGCCCCTTGCCCTCGATTGCCGGGCGGGCGCGCTCGGCCTTGGCGCGGTCCAGCGCGGCCTTCTGCCCGTCGAGCACGGCATTGAGCCGGTCGAGCTTGCCTTCGAGCAGGCCATCGGCGGTTCCGCGCTTTTCGATCTCGCCCAGCCGCTGGTCATTGGTGCGCTTGAACTCCTCGAACGCGGTCGAGAATTCTGCGAACAGCGCGGCAATATCAGTCCCCGCGCCAGCCTTGGTTTCAAGGCCGTCGTCAATCCGATCCATGTCGGTTTCCTTCTATCGGTTGCGGATAGTCTTGGTAGCGGCACTAATGGCCGCGCTGGCCGAGAGGGGGGCGGCAATGCGCGCATCCTCCATCATCGGAAAGGTCACGATGGAAATCTCATAGAGGTCGATTTCATGCAGGCGCCGGTGGCCGCTGCCCGCCTCGCGGCTGGCTTTGATCGTGCGAAAGCCGATGGAGAGCCCATCCAGCGCCCGGTTCTCGATCAGTCGCCGCAATGCCTCGGCACGCGGCACGCCGGGCACCAGCCGCCCGGTCACGAACAGACCATGCCCATCTTCGGCGATGCTCTCCCAGATGCCCACCGGCTCTTTGGGATCATGCTGAAACAAGAGGCGAATGCGTCCGCGCCGTTTGCCCAGCGATTTCGCAAAAGCCCCCGGCAGCACGATATCGCCGCCGCTGTCGAGCCTGTTGAAGACGCTGGCATAACCGGCAAAGCGGCCCCCCGCGTCGATGGCAATGGATGACAT